AAAATGATTTGCACCTCCTCCGCCAGCCAGGCTTCGGTATCCACTGCGGCGTCATCCAGAATGGTCTGCGTCGCCGAGGGCATCGCGTAAATTTCCATTGCCGGGAAGGTTAACTCCACCAATGTAGGCGTAGTGGTCGTGGCGCGCGCGGCCGTTTCCCCCACCCATCCGGTGCTGGCGCTCGCGGTGGCAAACGGCTTTTTATAAATATTGCCGCTGATCTTCTGGATACTGGAAATGGACCGGATCGGTGACGCCACTGACAGCAGCCGGTCAATCTGGTGCTCGGTCTCGGGCGGCACCAGATAACCGCCATCTGTGCTTACCCCCACCGACAGCGCCTTGCTTTCCAGATCAATCAGCCCCTGCTCGATGCCCTTGCGCATATACAGATCAAAACCTGCTTTGTGCGCGCGGCCATGCGGGCTGCGGGGCGCACCCTCATATGAAAAATCCGGCCGCGCCTGAGACAGCGCCAGTTCATCCATGCGCTGCTTGTGCTCATCCAGCGCCCGGTCAATCCGCTCAACTTTTTCACGGGTCAGCACGTCCGCGCCCAGCCGCTGATCCAGCTCGCTCAGCCGCTGGTCGTTGGCGTTCCTGTAGGTCTCGAAGGTCCGCTGGAAACTTCCGAATTCGGCCTTCACTTCCCGTGTTGCATTTATCTCATTGCTGTTCTGGTGCATGTTTTCCCTCATGGTTGCATGGCGCAAGAGCAGCGGAAGCTGCTCGATTAAGTAAAAAAACCAGCGCAATTTGGTCAGCCGGGAATGAACCCCGGGGTTAATTATCAACCGCCATTGCGCGGGCCGCCTGCCGGATGGCAAGCGCGAGTTCGTGATATTCCTCCTCAGCATCCCGCTGAACTTCATTAAGCATGCCCCCCGTAGCCTTGGCGTAGGGGGGTTGAAAACCCGACGCGGCTATGCGCCTGGCCTCGCTCCGGCTGAAACCTCCTGCATCCCGCAGGAATGTTTCAAAATCTCTCAGGGTGGCGATCTGCTTCACATCGGCGATGCGCGCCGCGTCATTCATGGGAAACGTCACGATGGATATTTCCCAGAGATCAATCTCCAAAAGGGTGCGAATGCCGCTGCGTTCATCCGTTTGCGCGCGCACGGTTCGAAAACCGATGGACAGGCCATCGATGGCTCCCGCGCGCAGCAGGCTCAGCACCTCGCGGCCCCGCACCACATCGCCCAGCACCCGCCCGCGCACGAACAGACCATGCGCATCCTCGGTAATCTCCTCCCATACGCCTATCGGCTCTCCGGGGTCATGCTGCCACAACATGCGCACCTGGCCCGCCGGTGTCCGCGCCAGTGATTTGACAAACGCGCCCCGCGCCACCCGGTCGCCGCCCGTATCCATGTTGCCGAACACGCTGGCATAGCCTTCGATGACGCCATCCCCGCCAACGGCGTGCAGATCCGTCCGTGCAAGCTTGATTTCCAATTGATCTTTCCAGTTCATCTTGTCCCCTGGCATAAAAAAAGCGCCCCGGAAGGCGCTTCAGATGTGTGCTGACCGGGCATAATTTCAGGCTATGGTCATCTCCCGTCCATCCGGTCCAGCTTCTGTTCAATGCGCTCCAGCGACTCCAGCGCGTGCCGCAGCTTTTCCTCCTGCCGCACCAGTCGCTCGGCCATGTCGGCCTGAACGCTGGACACGGCTTCCAGCCGGCTCACCCGTTCCCCCATGCCGCCCGCCCAGATCAGCGCGGTGCCGATCTGCACGCCCAGCAGAAGGAACAGCATGACCGGTATCCGCCGTTCAATGCCCCAGCCCTGCTTGTTCTGTTCGTCAAGCGCCGTCATATCCCCGTTCCTGTCCTGTGTTTATGGGTTCGCGTGAGGCGATAATCTGTCACCGTCCGCAATCGGCGCATAGCCCGTGGCGGCACGCTTTTCATTGATGGTCAAAAAATCCGATTGCCGCACCCGCGCCCACAGGCTGTCGCGGTCTGACGCCAGCGCCTCCACCTGATCGGCGTCATACCACAGCTCCAGCCCGCTGCCGAAGCGCGGCGCCAGCCATTGTGTCACCGCCTGGCACGCCTTGCCCACCAGCGGCAAAATGGTCTGCCGGTGAAAAGCCCGGTTGGCCTCCTGATAATTGGAATAGGTATTGTCGCCGGGAATCCCCAGCAGCATCGGCGGCGCGCCGAAGGCCAGCGCAATTTCCCTCGCCGCGACATGTTTGGACTGAATGAAATCCATGTCTTTCGGGTTAAAGGACATCTCCTTCCAGTCCAGTCCGCCCTCCAGCAGCAGCGGCCGGCCCGCATTCGCCGGGCCCTGATAATTGTCCGACAATTCCTGTTTCAGCCGCGCCAGCTGATCCTGACTCAGATTTCCGCTCCCCTCCGTCCCGTGATAGATCAGGGCGCCTGAGGGCCGCGCGCCATTGTCGAGCAGCGCCTTGTTCCATCCCGCCGCCGAATTATGCAGATCAATGCCCAGCGCCGCCGCTTCGATCGGTGAAAATCCATAATGATCATTCACCGGATGAAACAGCCGCATATGCAGAATGGGCGCACGCCCCAGCAAAGTATCCATCTCGAACCGCACACTCTTGCCGCCCGCCGAATATTCATAGGCCGTTGGCCATCCTCGCGGTCCGGGAATGACTTTCATCCGGTCCGGCCGCAAGACATACAGCTCGCGCACCTCGCCCCTTAGCTCTGCCGCCTCAAGATAGGCGTTGCCCGCGATCTGCAGGAACCCGAACCAGGCCTCCTTCAGCTCGATCCCGCTTTGTAACGGGTTGGGCCGCATTAGCAGATTCAACAGCGGATGCGCGTCCAGTTCGCGCCGCCGCCCGCCGCTATTATCATATAATATCCACGGCACGGCGGCCGCGGTTTCGCTGATCATCCGTATACAGCGATAGGCGATGGCGTTACGCGCAAAGCCTTCCTGCGCCAGATCGCCGTACTGGCGCGGCGTCCATGCCGGCATGCCCTGGCCATGCACCGCAATCAGGGATCCCGCCTGGCTTTGTTTGCCCGCCAGCGCAGGGGCTATCCCAAGACGGCGCAGAATGCCGAATCTGTCTTTCATTCTGGCTCTTCTCCATTCATTAAAGGCGTTGCATGCGCGGCGTTCCCGCCTCGCCGGTCAGCATCAGTTCCGTCAGCGCCCACACCAGCGCATCGGCGCGATCCGGGCTCCAGCCCGCAGTGGCGCGGTTAAATCCACGCGTAAACTCGGCCATCTCGTCCTCAAGTGCAGGCAGCGCACCCACATGGTGCACACGGCCCTGCTCATACAACGCCGATACCGGCTCGGCGCGCGCGGCCTTGCCGCGGCTGGCGTGCACAGCGCGCACCGGCACATTTGCATCCACTTGCCGGATGACCGCTTCCACCATGTCGCCGCCCTGATTAACCTCCGCCACCAGACGGTCGGCCTGATAGTCGCGAAACGCCGCCACCGCCCGGCTGGCCCATGCCTGCAGTGATGCTCCCTGTACGGAATAGTCCGCCAGCACATAACCATGCCCGTCATCGCCCAGCCCGGCCACAATTATTCCGCACCGGTCGCTGTAGCGGGTGCTGGTGGCGGGCGGATCAACGGCCACCACAATACGCAGCATCACGGGCGGCGCATGCACCCGCCACCTGTCAATCACCGCCCGGGCCCACAAGGCGTCGGGATTATCGTCCAGCAGTTCCGCCAGCAATTCCTGGCGGCCAAGCCGCGTCCCCTCATATTGCGCCGTGATATGTTCAAAAAACTGCGGCGCCAGATTGGCCGCATTCGCATAACTTGCCGCCCGCGACACTACCGTATTCGGATCCGCCAGCAGATCACGCAACAGCCTGCCGGGCCGCGGCGTCGTTGTGATTACCTGCCGCGGGTCGGCCCCCAGCCGTAATCCGAATTGCAGCATGTCCCAGGTTTCCCGGCCATGCCGCCACTTGGTCAGTTCATCCGCCCACGCCCCGTCAAATTGCGGGCCGCGCAACCCATCCGGGTCTTCAGCTGAAAACAACTGCGCCTGCGCCCCATTGGGCCATATGACCCTGCGCCTGGACGCCTCATATCTCGGGCGCTCCCAACGTGGCGAAACGGCCATTATCCCGCTTTCCCCTTCCACCATAACTTCGCGCGCGCTGGTGATGGTTTCGCCCACCATCGCGATACGCGCCCTGCGCCCCCGCGACAGTGGCGTCTTTCCCGTAATACTGGCCCGCACCCATTCGGCTCCGGCACGGGTCTTGCCCGCACCCCTTCCCCCCAGAAGCAGCCAGTTCACCCATTTCTTTTCCGGCGGCAACTGATCATCCCGTGCCCAGAATTTCCACATCCACAACAACCGCCCACGCAACTGGCGCGGCAGGGCGGCCAGTATTTCATTCCGCCGTGCTTCCGGCAGCGAGGCGAGCCAGGCGGCGTTGTAATTCATCCCAGCTTTCCTCCGGCCCCGTTATATTTTCCTCTTGCTGCGTTTCGTCCGCGACGCCTGTGTCCGCATGAACGCGCGCCTCGCGCTCCAGAACCGTCAGTTTCTCCAGCGCACGCGCCAGGGATGTCAGAATGTCGGCGGCCCCTTTTTTCTCCACCGCGCTCATCACGGCGTCGCCTGGATGATCCAGATGCTGTTCCAGCTCATCCGCAAGCCGGTTCACAATGTTCATCATGCGGGCCAGCGCCCGGCCGGAATTGGCGTCGCCCGCTGGCAGAGAGGCAGGCTTGCGTTGGGCACGGGAAAGCGCCCGGCGCACGGGTTTTCCGGGAATTTTCACAGAACCACCTATGGCTGCGGGCCTGGCCCAGCCCTCACGTTTGGCTTTTGCATAAATGCTGATAGCCGCCAACCCGTGCTTGCGGGCAATCTCTGTCACCGGGCCATCATTTGAATGATAGTCCCGCGCGACGGCCTCCCAATCAATCTGGCGTTTTGCCATCCCTGCTTCCTCTATGTGAAGTCATCCCGTTACCCAGGCCATGCGGTGTTCCAGCCACAAAAAAACGCCGCACTTTCGTGGGCGTTTCCAGGCTGGCGCCGGCGTTTAAGGCTGCTGCCTTCCCGATCCGGAGGGCCTCAGCCGTCAGATACAATTTCAACCATGGGCAGGTTTATAACTTATAACGTAACGATAGTCAATATAAAAATTACTTATTTCGTAAATTATCTCTGCGGCTATTTTTCCCACTGGTTCCCACTGCACCACCAGATCGGCCATCCATGCCGCCACTAGAGCAACACGCGATCAAATAGAACCGTCCGGTTCTATTTGATCAAGTAAAGTTGCTCTATTTTATAATATGTTAGAGCAGCTTTGTGCGGCCATCTGGAGATCGGGACGATTCCAGATGACCGCACGCTGCTCTGATCCCATAATGCGCCGCCAGACGGTCCAGGGC